TTACCAACCAGTCCACCAGCTTTACGGCGGACGTGGAAGCGTACATCCAGGAAGAAGTCGAGCCGCTCGCGCGCCGCCAGCTGGTCGCGTATCAGTTCGGCAAACCGCTGAAGCTGGACACAAATCGCGGCACGACGTACACGGCCTCGCGCTATCAGCGCCTGCCGCTGCCGTTCGCGCCGTTGCAGGAAGGCGTCGCGCCTCCGGGCGAGGCGATGGCCCTGCAACAGGTCAGCGCCACCGCCCAGCAATGGGGCGATCGCGTCATTATCACCGACGTGGCGAACCTGACCATCAAGCACCCGCTATTCCAGCAGGCGTGCGAACTGGTCGCGTTGCAGCTGCCGGAAACGCTCGAACGCAACACGATGAATACGTTGATGGCGGCCACGCAGGTGAACTACGCGAACGGCAAGACGAGCCGCGCCAACCTGCTGGCCACTGACGTGATGACGCCGCACGAGAATAACCGCGTGGTCGGCACGTTCCTGACCTACGGCGTGCCCCGCTTCATGGGTGACGAGCGCGAAGACATGATGATCGAAGCGGGCGCGTATCGCGATCCGTCGAAGTCGCCAGCCGTCATGCAGCACTACATCGCGTTGATCCATCCGCTGTCGGCGCAGGATATGCGCGAAAACACGACCGTGGTCAACGCGTGGTCGTACAGCGACGTGAATCGCCTGTACAACAACGAACTCGGCCCGTTCGGCGGATCGCGCTTCGTTGAGTCGAACATGATTCCCTTCTTCGTCGGCAATGCCGCGATTCAGGGTACGGCTTCGGCTTCAGGCGGCACGCTCGCAACGAACGCCGGTTACCAGATCATCGTGACCGCTTCGCCCGCTCAGACTTCGGTCGAACAGCAGATCTATCAGGTATCGAACGCGATCAGCGTGACCGGTCCGACTGGCTCGATTTCGGTCGTCCTGCCGCAGCTCGCGGGCTTCGTGTTCAATATCTACATCGGCACATCGGCCACGCCGTCGAATCTCGCGACTGCGATTGGCCTTGGCGTTCCGGTCACCGGCCCGCTGGCCGGCCAGGCAACGCAGCTCACGCCGAACCAGACGGTTACGCTGACGGGTATCGGCGTGGCGCAAACGCCGCCGGCCGCACCGGCCACTGGCGTGTCCGTGTTCCCGACGATCTACATCGGCAATCACAGCTACGGCCAGGTGCTGCTCGAAAACCCGGAATTCCACTACCTGACGGGCGCTGACAAGTCGGACCCGCTGAACCAGACCCGCGTGGTGTCGTGGAAAGTGTTCTACGGCTCGATCATTCTCAACCAGGCGTTCCTCGCCCGCGTTGAAGCTGGTTCGGCCTTTAGCAACACGTTCTCCGCTGGCACCGTGACCACCCCGTAAGGAGCCTGACTGATGCCGCCGCGCACCCCTAACACCCCGCCGGAAGGCGGGGGTGACGCACCTGAAGAACTGAACGCAGGCGCTCCGGAGACCCCGGAGCAGCTCAAAGCCCGTATCGCCCAGCTCGAAGAAGAGCTGCGGCGTTCGGGTGCCGCGCGCCTGATCGCGGAAGAAGAGTCCTCGCGCCTGTCGGCGCAGGCGCAATCGACGATGTTCACGACCAACGTCACGGAGCGCTTCTCGCGCATCGCGGATGACGGTTCGGATGTGTACTGGTATCGTATCGATCTCGCGCCGTGTGGCGGAACGGAAATCAAGATCAATGGCGTTCCGTACTATCACGGTTCGACCTACGAATTCCGTACCGATCTGCTGCGCTCGATCAAGGAAATCGTGGCTCGCACGTGGGATCACGAAAACAACATTCAGGGCAGTAACGAGAATGCCTACAAAGTCGCGCAGGATCGCATCCTGCGTGGCGGTGACCGCCGGCATTAAGAGGAATCGATGAAAGAAACTACCGCAGTGCTGGGCAATTTCCAGATCAACCTCCCAGGGCCGAACGGCGCATCCATGTCGATCAGCGGCTATCTGTACGCCGACGAATCGAAGGACTCGCTGGACGACCGGATGGACGTGTGCCGCGAATCGCTGATCCGCCAGCAACAGGCGCTGGAGATTCCGGTATTGGAAGAGCGTTTGACGCAGCTGGAGCGCACGAAGACGCAGATCATGGAAGCGTACGCGGACCTTCTGGAAAAGCAGAAGCGCAAGACGCTGCCCAGCGCGGAGCAGTCGCACCTGAAGAACTACCCGACGCAGATCAAGCACATCGATGAAGAAATCGAGAAAGGCAAGGCGAAGATCTCGGCTGTGAAAAAGGCGGCGTAAGTGGCTTACCTCCAGGCATCTCAGATCGTCAACCTCGCGTGCACTATTGCGAAATGCCCTGGCTTTCTCCAGCAGGGCGGACAGTTCCTGAACATGACCCTGGAGGATCTTTGGCTCCATCGTGACCTGAAGATCAACCGCAAAACGGAATTTATCCCGGTTGCGGCGAACAATTTCGGCCCGTTCGTGTTGCCGCAGAACTATCAGCGCACGTATGACCTGTTCTTCCAGCAGAACAACCTCCCGTACTTCCTGAACCCGATCAGCACTGAAGAGTACGACCAGGAGTTCAAGGACCCGTCGATTGCGAACTACCCGTATGAGTTCATGACGATCCTGTATGACGAGGTGCAGGCGCTTGCGCAGAATCCGCCGTCCGCCGGGCAGCTTTTCATCTACCCGCAATCGAGCGGCACGATCACGCTCACGCACCGGTACATGGTGAAACAGCCGGATATCGTGACGCCGGAGACTTCGACCGTCATCCCTTGGTTTCCGGATCAGGACTATCTGATCACGGCTACGGCTGCGCGGTTAATGCAGATCACCGACGATACGCGCCGGCCTGAGTTCATCGCGGATTGCGACAAGATGCTGCGCATCCAGCTGATCATGGAGGGCGACGAACAGCAGGTTGTGAAGTCCGTGCGCCTCGATCCCCGGCGCTTCCATACGAACCGGACTCTTAAAAGCACAAAAATCACCGACTAGGAGACGCTGTGGCAATCCGCAACGGCCAGCCGGTCAGGTTTAGCCCAAAAGGGATCTGTGATGCGTTCGACGCGACAGACGCTTTCCCGGGCGCATGCCAGTCGCTCCAGAATCTCGTTTTCGATCAGGCTAACCCTGAACTGGTAGTGTCGCGCCCTGGCGTGGGAACCGCGCTGACCACGTTCGCCAGCTTCACGACGCCTACTTTCGTGTCGGTACAGATCACCATCGGCACTGTGGTCTACGGCATGGTGTCCACTGCGCGGAATCCCGGCAACGATGAGCCGTTTGCGTATAACCTGCTCACGCAGACCTTCATCACGATCAGCGGGGTAACGGCGGGTAACACGCCCACTTCGCCAAGCTCGAACCCGGCTACCGCGTGGACGCCGCCAACGATGGCGGTTATCAGCACGAAGATTATCGTCACGCACCCCGGGTTCAGCGGCGCGGGCTCGAACTTCTTCGGCGTGATCGATATCACGACGCCGGCTACGCCTTCGTGGACTTCGGCCAACACCGCAACGAATCCGCTCCCCGGCGTGCCGACGAGCGTGGCGAACTTCAATAACCGGGCGTATTTCTCATTTCAGAACGTCGATTACTTCAGCGATGTGCTTGTGCCGACGACGCGCACGAACGCTTCGCAATCAGTGACGCTAGGCGATACGACGCCGATCACCGCGCAATCCGGTCTGCCGGTCCAGACCACTTCGTCAGGCGTGACGGGCGCGCTGATCGTGTTCAAAGGGTCCAGCATCTGGCAGATCACGGGCGACCCGGCAACGAACAATCTCGCGCTGAACTACATCTCGCTGACGACAGGTTGCGTCTCGCCGCGCAGCATTTCGCAAGTCCCGTTCGGGATTGTGTTCGTCGGCGTGGACGCGCCTTACGTGCTGAACTTCCTCGGCACGCTGGCTCCGCTATCGCACACCCCTGGCAATGATGGCGTGGCCGACGTGCAGGTTCCTTTCCAGAATGCCACAACGCCCTCACGGATCGCGGCAGCGTTCTCCGGGAACATCTACCGCGTATGCGTCGCGACGCTGGTGCAAGGCGTGGCCGGCACGAATGACTACTGGTACGATATCCGGCGCAAGCGCTGGACGGGCCCCCATACGTTCAGCTACGATTGCGCCTCGGAATCCGGGATCAACTTCATCCTGTCAGGCAGCGCGCACGGCGCGGCGCTATACCAGAGCCAGAGCATCCCTGGTACGACCAGCGTTTACAAC